TATAAATTCAGTGTTGTTGGGGAACAAAAACGTCGACACGGCTTTTTACCGCTGACTTCCTTGTCAGCAATTGCACAGGATTACACAAAAAACACGGCTATAGAATATCTTCTTTAGTATCTTCTTGAAAAAGTTAAAAAACACACACTCGCAAAAACCGCTGTGGAAAACATTGCGGAAATGGAAAGTCCATAACAGGGTTTTGCTGTGTTTCTTGTTATGGGCTTTTAGCTCAGAATTGGCGGACTTCGGGAAAAACACAGCCCCGGGGTTCGCCTTTTTTTTAGCTTTTTGAATAAAAGCTACAAGGAGTGTTTTATGGTGTCGGAGCTTGAAATTAAAAACAACCACGACAGGCAATGTAAAAATCTTGTTGACCCGCCCGCTGCGGGTTCGAACGTGCAAACGCACGTCCAAAACAAGATTAGTGAGTGTGCTAAAAACATTTTATATTTTAGCCGTGACAAAAAGATGCACCGTTTTTGGAGCAACGCTTTTTCTGGATTTTCAAACAAAAAGCGTAAAGCCGACAAAGACGAAATGCAGTCCCGTATTAACGACGCAATCGCGAAAAACAAACAGATTGCAAAGGACGGTGAAAAATGGCAATCCCAGTCCTGATAATCGGGGAAAGCGGCACAGGCAAAACAACCTCGCTGCGAAATTTCAAAAAAGGCGAGGTTTCGATTGTGAACGTGTCGAAAAAACCGCTACCGTTCAAAAACGATTTAACAGCTATAAAAACAGACAACTATGCACAAATTGCGGGATTATTGTCGCGGGCTATAGCCAATTCGATTGTTATAGATGATGCTCAATACCTAATGGCGTTTGAATATATGGAACGAGCAAAGGAGGTCGGTTTCACAAAATTCAATGATATAGGACAAAAATTTTTTTATCTGGTGCAAACCGCAATATCGCTACCAGATAACAAGATTGTCTATTTTCTTATGCACATTGAAAGGACTGACGCAGGGACGGAAAAAGCAAAAACAATCGGTCAAATCATCGACAATAAAATCACCCTAGAGGGATTATTCACCATCGTGTTAAAAACCGTCGTACAAATAAGCGGCAAGGGTAAACGAGAATATTTTTTCTCAACCGAAAACAACGGAGCCGATACGGTGAAAAGCCCTATGGGTATGTTTGAAGGAAGTTTAATCGACAATGATTTAAAACTCGTAGACGACACAATCCGTCGGTTTTACGAAATATAAAAAACAAGAAGGTGAGAAACAAATGAATAAAATAATTTTTGAGTTTTCGGAGACAGGCCATGACGATATAACCATAACTATCGATGCGACGCACGCTGAGGTTATATTTGCGGCAACCATCCTTATCGACAGGCTTGCAGCCAATATGCGAAAAGAGACAAAAGTGTCGAAGAGAGAAGCAATAGAACAAGTTCTAGCGGCGGCAAAAAAGTCCCTGGAGAACGCACAAAAAGAGCAAGAAGCAGACAACAAACAATGGGAGATATCAAATGAGTAAAATTACTTTTGATTTTTCGGGTTCGGAAACACAACGACCAGAAATAGAAATCGAGGCAAAGGGCGTTGATATTATATACGCGACCGCGTTTCTTATCGATTTTCTCATAAATGAACTCCAAAAGGCAGAAAAAGAGCCGTACAAAGAAAAGCAAAAGAAGGTTCTAGCAATGGTACAGATGGCACTCGACGGCATATGCAAACAGAAAATCAAAGAAAAAAACGCTGGAGGACGGTACAAATGAATGATGACGATTTTGATATTATTAAAGCATTGCAAATTTTATTTTTAGCAATGTTTTTCGGATTTGGGATACTTTTGTTAATTACAGACATCGTAACAGCTTTATCCTAATTGGGATTGAAAATTATTTTACATAAAGGAAAAACAAATGAGTGAAACAAAAAAAACACTTTATGAAATAACCGATGACTTTAAGGCATTATTCGAGTTATTCAATTCAATGGAAGATGCCGACGGCAATCCGCGCGAACCGAACGAGGAAGAGACAAAAATAATTGCGTCTTGGTTTCAAGAAAACGAGGAAAACCTAAAAAAGAAATTTGACGGCTATTGCAAGTTTATCAAAAATCTTTCGTACCAAAGCGACCTTGCTGCCGCCGAAAAAGACGCTTACAAAAAAGAGCTTGACCGATTGCAAAAACGAAGCAAGGCGTTTGAGAACCGCGCAAACTCTGTAAAAATGTGTTTATGGGACAATATGCGTCGCCTCGGACTTGCAAAGGACGGCTACAAAACCGCCCTCTTTTCTGCAAAGGAACAAGCAACCGCTGGAGCCGTTTCAACGAACACGTTGTACGATTATCACAATATTCCAGAAGCATTTTTGAAAGAACCCGAACTCGACAAGACCGCAATCAAAGCAGGGTTAAGTGATGGCACGCTTTTCCAAAAGGACGAAAAAGAAAACCCGCTTGACCGTGGCAAAGTCTTTCGCAGTTCAGACGGAAAGGAATTAAAAGGCGTTATATTTTTGAAAGGGATAACCTTTATCATCAGATAGGAGATTTATATGTTTGGAGATTATTATCAAGAAGATGAAAATTACGGGGTGCAATTCCAAGAAGGTGAAGCCGACGCAATAATTAAAGACGTCGAGATTGGCATTTCGCGTTCTGGTAAAGATATGGCAACGCTGACAATTGAGATTGTCGGACAAGGCACATTAAAAACGTGGCTTGTTGATGACAGCTCCAGCGAAAACGCAATCGAAAGAACCAACCGCACGCTCACACGATTTTTTGATTGCTTTCATATCCAACGCGGAAACTTTCGCCCCAATAGTTGGATTGGAAAACGCGGCACAGTTGAAATAAAACTAGGTAAGCCTAATCAAGACGGGAAGCAATTCTACGAAATCGGCAAGTTTGTAATTGCCCATTCTGGGCAATCAACCAACTCGAGGCAACCAGTGCAAAGATGGCAAACGCAACCAGCAAGACCGCAACAGACGCGCCCGCAGGCACGCCAACAATATCAACCTCCGCAATACTCACAAGATGAACACGGACCTGATGACGCGGAACTGGACAATATACCGTTTTAGTTTTTGAGAAAACACAAATGGGGGCGTTTAACCCCGCCCCCGCTTTTAACTATGGAGATGATGTATACAACAAATGAAGTCGCTGCAAAAACAAAAACGAAGCCCGCAGCGGTGCGGTATTTTGCAAGGACAAACAACCTCGCAAAAGCAAAAATCAAAAACACAGATGTATACATTTTTGACAAAAATGATTTTGACCGTTACGTTTTTTATATTGGCAAAAAAGAAAGTGAATATAACGAAAAACAATATAGCTTCGATTTTTACGAAACACAAAACAAACAACGGCAAGCAAGAAGCAACACAAAAAAAGTATTGCGAAAAACAAAGCACGCCGAGCTTTTGCGTATTTTGCAACAAGTCGGAGAAAACGGAATTAAAAGAGCATTCCTTGCAGCAATGCTCAAAGTTGATGATAACGAACTTGAAAAGATTTTAGCGATTGACCCAAACCAACCAATTGGCGAGGATGACCGCATAGATGATAAAATTTACTGGATGGAAAAATGGACTTGGATTTTATAAAACTGGTGAAAGAAATGCTAAAAAACCAACGGCAATTTGAAAAAACACAAAGCTGGGAATATTGGGAAAAATCAAAAATACTTGAAAACGAAGTTGATAAGTATATAAACACCGCGTTGAAACAATCGCGACAATCACCGCAAGAAAATTTGTTTCAAGGGACAAACAAATGAAAGACCGAAATGAAAGCTTCATTTTTTACGCGTCTTTCCACGAAGCCCTATCCTCCCTTGATGACGCACAATATGGGAAAATTATGCGAATAATAAATGACTATGCTATTTTTGGCATAGTGCCTGAATTACACGGCATTGAAAAAATGGCTTTCACTTTAATTAAACCGCAGCTTGATGCAAACAACACAAAACGCAACAACTATTTACAAAGCACTGAAAACGGCAAAAAAGGCGGAAGACCTGAAAGATTTTCGCAAGAAGAGAAAACTCAAATTGTGCAAGAAAGTCAAGCAGGTTTATCCATCGAGGAAATTGCAAAAGATCACAAATGCTCGGCAAGGTTGATTTATAAGGTTTTATCTGAAGAGCCGGAAAACTCCGAAGCCGAAGAGCCTGGAAACGAACAATCAGATTGTGCAAGCCCCGAACAAGTTTTTGCACAAACTGCACAAACCCCCTTTATGCAAAATTGCACAAACTGCACAAATTGCATAAACCCAGTTTATGCAAAATTGCACAAACTGAATAAATTGCATAAACCCCCTATCGATTTTGCACAAACCATAAATGATAATGTTAATGTTAATGCAAATGTAAATGTAAATGATAATGCAAATTCTCTTTCGTCCGATTTGAAAAATCGGACGGAGCAGCAGGATACAAATTCAAAAAACAATCTAGCTGAAAAAAGGACTGACATCACACCGACACCTTTACCACAAAAAAGCACGTCGGCAAAAACTCTTGACTATCAGCAAGATTTACAAAGCGAGAAAACGCCTAAAAGTTCCGCCGCCGATTTTACCGATGATGCCAATACTGGCGGAAAGATAAAAAAGCCCCCTGACCGAGACGCTATTTTGCTTGCTGAAAAGTTATACAAGCTGCATCAACAAAACTGTGATAATGGCTTTAAAACAACAGCTTCACAGCTTGAAAGATGGGCAGATGACATTGAAAAGTTACACCGCATAGATAACCGCCGGTATTCTGAAATTGGCGAAGTTATTGAATGGGCAAAGTCCGATAGTTTTTGGCAAAGCAATATAATCAGCGGCAGAAAGCTACGCGAAAAATACTCCCAGCTTTTTTCAAAAATGCGAGGGGGACAATCAGCGAGAGCCTCACCGCCTGATACCCGCCATCGTCCCGAGTTTGATTTTAACAAGGCGGGAAATGTTGGGGACAAATTATTTTAAGTCTTGACTGGAGGATAAAAATGGACTTTAAAAAACGAATTGACGAAACGCTAGCGCAGATAAAAACACATTCAGTAAATAACGACGTTTTTGCAGAACGAGAAAAGCAACGCGAAGCAGTTGAAAAGGCGGACTGGGTGAAAAGAAATTCCGGCATACGCAAAAAGTTTTTTGATGCCGAGTTTAGCCTTTTCGAGTGCGAAACGGAAAGGCAAAAGGACGTCTTGCAAGAAATCCAAAGCCTTGTTTATGAAAGGGGGGCTTTTATTGCGTTGCTTTACGGAAAAAGCGGTACAGGCAAAACGATGCTTGCAAGTTGTGCCGTAAAAGAACGGAGAGGATTTTATACGACGTATGAATGGCTATCCGCCCGTATCCGCTCAAGTTACGCCCGCAAAAGTGAAGAAACTGAAATAGACATTTTGCAAGAGCTGCGCCAAGCCCCGCTTTTGGTGATTGACGAAATAGATAAAGGCACAAACACCGACGCAAAAAAAGATTTGATTTCGTTTTTGTGCCGTGAGCGGTATGAAGACGAAAAACCGACCTGGCTTGTTGGCAATCTCACTTGGGAATGGTCTAAAATAAATATCGATAACTCAGTCCTTGACCGCTGCAAAGAAAACGGTAAGTCAATCCTGTTTGATTGGGAAAGTTACCGCATAAAAAAACAAGAAGGAGAAAATTAAAAATGAGCTATGACGAAAACGAATTTAAGAAAAACCGCCTTTATATGAACGAGCGAAAAAGACTTTCACGGGACAATAAGTATTATGTGCAAAAGCCCAGCGGACAACTTGTAAAACTTTCGGCGGTGGACATTGAAGAGGCAGTCAGAGAAGCTGAAAAACTATTCGACGATTATGACGAGAAAGTTTATAAAGTTGGGACGCTTTTCAAATCAAGCGACGGAGGCACAAAAAAATGAATATAGGTTATATTGGGTTATTATGTATCGTTGATGTGGGACTATTTGCAGTCAAGTCATTGATTACGTTTGCTTTATTTTATTTTGGTATTCACATTGTTTTTAAGAATAAAAAACGCAAGTTAAAAACTCAACCGAAAGCAAAGCAGTTTGTGGATGATGTTGGTGTTATTGCTAAAAAATATAGGCTGCCTGTTTTTGTTGTTACCGACGGTGCGTCGCTTACAGATAATAACGGATGTGAAGCAGTGGAACACGCAAGGGCTGCACACAAAGACTGGGAATTAAAAAATAATATAACGGACGACGGAGGTGAAAAATGAAAACGCAAGCAGTTGTTAAAATTGTAAACTTTCAAAATGGCGAGTTGACATTGAAAATTGTCGGCGACATTGACCGCGTAAAAATTGCGGAGTACGTGCAGCACCGAAACCGTAACGCCGAAAAGCTAACCGCACTCCCAATTGAGCTATTCCTTTCGGACAAATACCAAAAGAGGGCGACTGGCAAAAATTCACAAAATGCGAAATTGCACGGCATTATCCGACAGCTTGCAATTAGCACGGGTAACGATTTTAACGTTGTAAAAGCGGTAATAAAACAACGAGCCTTGAACGCGGGGTATCCAGTGGCGAAAACAGCAGCGGGCGATGTAAAAATAAACCCGCTTACAAAAAACCTTGTTCCACAAAGCGAGGCATTATGTACAACGGTGGAAGAAAGCATTTTAATTGACACGGCGTATTTAATAGCTGCGGAGTTAGGAATTTACATAGAGGAGTAAAACAATGAAATTTGACAAATCAAAAGTTTATACGGCATTAAACGCCGATGAGTTGGAGATTGGGAGCAAATGTATTTTTGCAGATAATCTAACAGATTTAAAAAAATATGTAGAACACAATTACAACATTTATACACTGTTTAAAATTATGGGTGAAGATTGGTTTGACCGTTTTGCAGTAACATCTTTTCCAGACACTTATTCCTTAGCATACCTTGTTGACCCGCCACCAAAAACGAAGTATAGACCGTTTATAAGTTACGAAAAACTTATTGTTGCTATTAAAAGGCACGGAGCGGGTATAAGAAAGAAAAAAGATAAAAATGACTCGATTGATATATACGGAATGACCGTTGGAGGTGCTATTATTACCTGTGAAGGCGAGGCGTTTGGATTTTACCCGCCGTTCGTGTTATTAGAAGACTATGTTTTTAGAGCAGATGGTAGCCCCTGCGGTGAATTGGTGGAGGAGGAATGACTTACCTATCCGTATGTTCGGGTATTGAAGCGGTAACAGTAGCTTGGGGGCTGCTAGGCTTTGAGCCGATTGGCTTTGCAGAAATAGAACCTTTCCCGTGCGAACTGTTGAAGCAAAAATACCCGAACGTCAAAAACTATGGAGATATAACACAATATGAAAAATGGAATATCGGACAATTTGACATTTTGGTCGGAGGAACACCTTGCCAGTCTTTCAGTGTCGCGGGAAAACGAGGCGGAACAAATGACATTCGAGGAAGGCTTATGTATTCCTATCTGGGCATTGTGGCAAAATATAAACCGCAATGGATTATATGGGAGAATGTCCCTGGAGTTTTATCCAGCAATAAAGGACTTGATTTTGCAGGCTTCCTCGCTGGCTTGGAAAAATGCGGGTATGGGTGGGCGTACAGGGTGCTTGACGCTCAATATTTCGGAGTACCCCAACGCCGTCGTCGAGTCTTCGTTATCGGACATATTGATAACAGGACAGACATTGCCGCAAAAGTACTATTTGAGCAGGAAGCACCTAGAATATGCTTTGAAGCGAGCGAAGATACGAAAAAAGAAATTGCCGGCACGCTTACTACACATTTTAACTGTGACACAATAACACTGAGTAATCAATTTGTTATTGAAAGCTATACACAAGGTTCTTTTGCCCAATATAAAGAGGGCGTTGGAACATTAAGGGCGAGCGGTGGGGATTTCGGCGGTGGAAGTGAAGCGATAATTAAAGACGGTTATAAATTGCGTCGTCTTACCCCGCTTGAATGTGAACGCTTACAAGGTCTCCCCGATAACTACACCCGAATAGAATGGAGAGGCAAACCGCAAAACGAATGCCCTGACAGTCATCGTTATAGAGCAATTGGCAACAGTATGGCAGTGCCAGTAATGCGATGGATTGGCGAACGAATTAAAAAAATAGAAGGAAAACTAAAATGATAAACACAGGAAAACGAATTTACTGTTTTAATCGAGACGGATTCCGTTGCGTTGTATGTGGCAAGCCCGTTACTTTTGTAACAGGGCAACTTGCCCATCGGATGGCAAAAACAAAAAGCAACCTTGAAAAATACGGTGAAAAGATAATTGACCATCCGATGAATTTACGAGTAACGTGCTGCCTTGCTTGCAATTCTGCAGTGCTTATTGACAATCACCCCGAAGATAAAAAGCAACTTGTAAAATCAATAACAAAGGCAATTGAAAATCAAGAAAAATACGAACCAGGATATGAGTGGTAAAAAATGCGGAGGATAAACGAAGATGAACTATGCATATTTAAGAGTATCAACAGATAAGCAAGATTTTGAAACCCAAAAAGTTGGCGTTGATAATTTTGTTAAAAGTAGAGATTGGGTTATCGATGAGTATATAATCGATGATGGTGTTTCTGGAGCAAAAGACCCGACAAAAAGGCACTTGGGGACATTACTTGAAAAATTAAAAAAGGGGGATAAGTTGATAGCCTCAGAAATATCAAGGTTGGGACGTGATTTACTTATGGTAATGGAAATTCTTAACCATTGCATGAAAGAAGGGTGTATTGTTTATACAGTAAAAGACAACTACGTACTGGGCGATGATATACAATCAAAAGTACTTGCATTTGCTTTTGGGCTTAGTGCAGAAATTGAAAGAAAAATGATACAAGCTCGGACAAAAGAAGGCTTAATCCGAAGAGTACAGCGAGGCGTTTTATTAGGACGCCCTTATGGCAAAGAAAATGCAGAAGACTTACTAGCTGGCATTGATAAAAAAGCCGACATCATAATGCAATATAAATTGGGTGTAAGTCTTACCCGTATTGCAAAAAATGTGGGGCTTCATAGGGTGACTGTTACAATGCGACTTGTTGAATGGGGTGAAATCACATCAGCGGCAACGATTGAATTTTGCAAAAAGCTAAAAGAAACACGTCAACAAAAACACACCGAACTATGGAATGGATATCGTGCTGACCCCATCGTTCTAACGGTAGAACAGAGAAAAAAAATAATTGAAATGATAGAAAAAGATTTGAGCATTCCAGAAATACACAAAGAGTTTCCAGAATATGACTATCAAAGAGTTTATGACACAATATTCGTAAACAAAGAATTAAACACTTTATATAGGGAACACGCACATAAGCAACTTGTTAAAACGCACAAACGAACAAAGGAAGGGAAATAATGAAAAATACTCAAGAAAAGCAACAAGAAGGATTTTTTTATAGTGAGTTGTTAGAGACGGCTTTTAATTGTGGGTTAAAAATTTTGTCTGATGATTTTTGCTGTAAACTTTTAGCTTGGCTTTATGTGTTTGGCGGTTCATACGAGGCTGCCTTGAAGAATAAAAAAATGAACACGGACATACAACACGCTCAAAAACGATTAAACATATACGGCGGTGAAATCAGCAATCAAGAATTGGTACCACTTTTAAAACGGCGAATAAAAGAATGTGGAGACTTTAAAACCCCAAAACTACCCGATTGGATTGATGAAATCGATACACGATATGAATTAAAAACAAAAGCATAAGGGGGTACAATGTACCACGGCAAATATTCAACAAACGAAATTGTAAAACTTTTTAACATATCAAAAGAGACAATCATCAAGATTGCAAACGAGCATAGAATTCAATATGAAACAAACTCGCGGGGCTGGCGTCTTTTTACACTGGAACAGGCACAAACAATTATTGCATTAAAAAAATGCACGCCTAGCTTGAAATGTAAAACCCGCTCGACACAGATTAGAGCATTTATTGAAGCTCACCCCGCCGCTGAAAAAGGAATACAAACTAGCGAAATTTGCAAAGCACTAAATATAACGCCCACACTATTTAACTCATTAAAATATAATGTATCAACAGACTTTCCAATTTACATAAAAGATAAAAAGATTTATTTACTAAAAAGGGAACCAAAAATGACAAAAGAACAAATAACCGAAAAGCGAAAAGAACTCATAAGTTTATTTACACCTGATAGTCGGATGTTTACACGAAAAGAGCTATGCAAAAAATTACGCGTAACAAACGAGGAACTAACCCGCATTATTGCAACGCTAAAAGAAATAGACAATATCGAATGCGTCTCAACTGACACAGGCATTGTATACCGCTATATAGGATTTTAACGAGTAATGCACAAATACAACAAATACCACGTATCGCCTAAAAACGAGCGCACCGCCGACGGTATAACTTTTGCAAGCAAAGCCGAAATGCTCCGTTACCTTGAATTGAAGCAATTGCAAAAACTCAGGAAAATAACCGCCTTAATTTTGCAACCGCGATTTTTACTTGTGCCAAAAACTAAAAATAAAAGAGCCGTTTATTACGTCGCAGATTTTCAATACATTCAAGACGGCAAAACAATTGTCGAAGACGTGAAAGGCGTAAAAACCGAAGTGTACAAAATTAAAATAAAAATGTTTTTATGGAAATATCCTGACCTTATTTTTTTTGAAAATAAAACATAATCAAATTTACGCCCCCGCAATATGTTATAATGCTAAAAAATAGGAGCATTATATGATTAACATTATGCAAAACATTTTACCGATTTTCGTCGTTATCGCCGTGGTGCTTACGGTGATTTTTTCACAGCTTTTAAAAAAGCTTATCCAAAAGCTTGACAAAAAAGATAGGCTCAATGGCTATTGGGTTATCTTGCCTTTTATCTTTTCACTCATTTTCACCTTGCTTTTATGCTTTGGTGAATTTATTGAATGGAACGCCGCTCTTTTTTGGTGGGCTGCAATTTTTGGTTTTTCAGTATTTTTCTATGAAGCGATTGTTAAGCACTTAAAAAAAATTGGAGAAGACAATGAAGATAACACAAAAAATTAAAAACATTTTTTTGTGTATTTTTTCGGCGGTTGCAGCAGTAGTAGCACCCGTCGCAATAGCCGTTACAAATTTTCATCGTAAAAGAGACGTGGCGGCTTTTAAGAAAGCGACAAAGACCGCAGAGGACGCAAAACAAAATGAAATCAACCGCATTAAAAACACTGATGCTGACACTCTTGTTAGTGATAGCACTAGCACCGCCGATATATCCGCAACAAAACAGCGGCTTGCAAACGACGCCGTCAATAGAATTGAAGACGAGCTTAGAAAAAGAAACATACACTAAAAGCGAAGTCGAAGCAATTATTGCCGTGTACAAATCGGAGCTTATTCGCTCCATCGATAACGCGTATAACGAGGGTTATAAACAGGGGCTACTCGAAGCATCGCCTCAAGCAGTGTATTACAAAAATTTTAGTGATAGCCTTGCAGACGATATAAAGGCAATGAACCGCAAGCTGATAATTCGCGATATCACATACCCAATCGCGATAGCTGGCGGTTTTATTGTCGGGCTGACAATCCCGCTTTTAATCAACAGAATGGGACGGTAAACGATGGGCTTTGAAACATTACTCTTGACAATCGGAAAATACGGGCTCCCCGTTTTAGTGCCTTTACTGGCGTTCGGCTTTTCGTTTTTGCTTTTCAAAATAACAGCGAACGAAAAAAACATAGCTGAAATTACCGGTAATACAAAAACATCTTTAACCGAAAAGATGGAAGACCTAAAGGCAACACTTCACAATTCCATTGCGAAGCTTGATTCAAGAGTTGAAAGACACGGCATAGAAATTGACGAATTGCGAACGGTTAAAGTCGACAAACAAGACCACACCAAAGCGATTGAAAAATTGCAATCAATGGTTGAAGACTTACAACGACAAAACATTGAACAAAACCGACAAATCCGCGATTTGATACTTGGCTTAAAAAACGACATTTTGAATTTTTATAAAGAGAGTAAAAAATAAATGCCGAGAAAAAGCTCCATCGAAAAGTTAGGCGTATTACCGCAAGTTATCGATATCTGGTGTGGCGGTAAAAAAACAATAGCCGAAGTAACCGACACAATCAACGCACAATTAAAAGAGGCGGGCATTGCAGCGACATTGTCAAATAGTGCAATAGCCCGCGTAATCAGCGAGCAAAAAACAAAACTTGAAACATTACGCACGCAGGTTACAACCTCAAAAATAATGCACGAAGTTTTTGCAGACACACCAGCAACCGAAACAACCGAGGCGATGATGCTGCAATTACTCGATAAGCTAAATGTACAGTTACAGCTTTTAGATTTTGACGACATCGCTGACCCGTTGCAGCTTTTGACAATCACCGATAAAATCGCGAACACACAATTAAAACTTGCAACGGCACGAACGCAAGCTATAAATGTTTTAGAAAAAGCAAAGGCGGAGCTTTCAGAAAAATTAAAAGAAGAGATAAAAAACGACCCCGCACTACTTAGGCGATTATTAAAAATAATCGAAAAGGCACAAATCAAATGAACACCCTAAAAGAACTTATAGGCTCGGATGCAGGGCGTACATTAAAAAATTTACAACGCCGTGAAAAATGTGAAAATGATTTTTTTAAATTTTGTACAACATACTTGCCGCATTATTTTAATAAACCTAATGCAGAGTATCAAAAAATTTTAATCGACATTGCAAACACAAATGCACTGACAAAAGAGAATATCGAAAAACTAAAACCTCTCATTGCAGAAAAATATCACACGCTTTTAATCGAAACGGCAAAAATAAAAACCGTCGTTGACATTGAACCGCGTGGATTTTCAAAATCAACACGCTGGACTTTTGCTTATTCACTGTGGAGACTGTTATATAAAAAAAATAATTTCATTTGTGTTTTTTGTGCAAGTCAAGAAAAAGCAAACGAAGCAATCCAAAACATAAAAAGCGAAGTCGAAAATAACGAGCTTATTTTTGAAGACTTCGGAAGCATCACAGGCAAAACGTGGAAAGAAAAGTTTTTAACATTTTCAAACGGAACTGCTATAAAAGGCTTTGGTGCAGATAGTGCCGTCCGTGGTGCTAGATACAATCAATATCGTCCAGATTTAATTATCTGCGATGACGTATTAAAAGACCAAAACGCCCGCACGCCCGCACAAAGGAACAAAGTATATAACTGGTTTTTGCGTGCAGTGCTACCGCTCGGTCAAGATATTTTTACAATCATAGTAAACACCGTTTTCCACAATGACGATTTACCTAGCCGCTTATTAAAACGCATCGCCGCAGGTGAATTAAAAAACTGGATAGGTTTACGCTTTCAAGCATTCAAGCCCGACGGCTCTTCGTTATGGCAAGAATACTGGACGGTTGAAAAACTACTTGAAAAAAAACGAGAGCTAGGAAGTGCAGCGTTTAGCACCGAGTATATGAACGAACCCATCAGCGACGAAGAGAGAATATTCAAACCCGAATGGTTTAAACGCTATGACACCGTGCAAGTGCAAGAGTTAAAAATATTCATGGGCGTTGACCCGTCGGCTGGCAAGCACGACCAATTTGCAATATTCACAATAGGCGTTGACCGTGACGGCTTTATATACGAACTTGATGAATGGGGCGAAACGTGCAGCGTTGAAAAAGCAACGCAAACACTCATTGAAAAATATTTAACGTGGAAGCCTATCCGCATAGGATTTGAAAGCGTCGGCTTTCAATCAATCTATAAACAATACATCATTGAAGCAGGTGCAAGAAAAGGTGTGTATTTACCGATTAAAGAAATTGCAACAAGAGGCATCGGCAAAGAGCGAATACTCGCCGTCTCGCCTTTAATCGAAAACGGAATATTGAAATTCAAAAGTGGACACAATCGCACAATCGAACAGCTTGTCAATTTTCCAAAATCAGACTTTGACGATTTACAAGATGCGTTATTTTATGCGTACGAAGTAAGCCGCAAAATAGAGCAAGAGGTTTTTGCATTCAAATTATAGGAGCGAATATGAAACAAAATTTAGGAATGGAAATTATAAACCCCGATAGCATTTTAAACGTAATGTCTTATATGCCAAACCCAAACGAAATATTCAAAGACCGCGTTTCATTTTTTCAAACAGTTGACGAAATGCTAACAGACCCGAAAATCTATTCACATTTACGATTGAGAAAAAGCATCGTAACAAGCTTCAATTTTGTTATCGAAAAAGAAAACGCCCCTGATAACGTTTACGAATTTATACGCGATAATTTAACCGCACGCTTAAATTGGGAAAATGACATAAAAGAATTTTTATCAGCAATCGAATACGGCTTTTCATTTAGCGAAGTTTTATGGGTAAACAAAAACGGTTATTATTTACCTGATGCATTACGAAATAAAAACGCCTGTGACATCGGCTTTGTTAACCGAATGATAATGAGTGACGGCATTTATAAAAATCATTGGATACCGACATTAAAAAGAACAGGGCAAGAACTCAATCAAAAATACAAGTTTTTAATTTACCGCAATGAACCGCGAAGTGAAAGCCCATACGGCACAAGTGATTTAATCGCTTGCTATTGGGCTTGGAAGTTTAAACAGCTAGGCTGGGACTTTTGGGCGCGTGCAAGCCAAAAGGCAAGCGTCCCCTCAATCGTCGCTCTTTTTGACATCGATACAACCGATGAAAAAAAAGCACAAGAGAAAGCCCGCATTGTTTCAAGCACTCTTGCCGAAATGGAAAGCGGTGCAGGCGTTGCATTTGCAAACGTCAAATCAGTAACACCGTTACCAATATCTGGAAACGTCGAAGGACATAAAACATTGATTGAAGTGTGTAACAACGAAATAGCATTTGCACTCACCACGCAATCGCTTTCAACGCAAGAGGCAAACTACGGAAGCCGAGCTCAGGCGGAAGTCCACGACGCAAACCTCGTCCGCGTTGCACACGGAGACGCAAAAGCATTGCAAGGCACATTGCAAACATTGATTGACTGGATGGTAGCGTTAAACTTCGGAGAAAACGTCCCTAGCCCCAAAGGCTATTTTGAT